GGAAGGTTCTGTCTATCCGTAGGAACTATAATCAAGACGATCCTCGTAGAGAAAAGAAAACTTTCTTTACACACTATAAGTTTGTACCGGGATTTGGTTTCTATGGTCTAGGTCTTATTCACTTCCTTGGTAATCTTACTATGACTGCTACTGCTGCTATGCGTAGCTTGGTTGATGCAGGACAGTTTGCCAATCTTCCCGGTGGCTTTAAAGCTAAAGGTATGCGGATTGTAGGAGACAATGATCCTATTAGTCCCGGTGAGTTTAGAGAAGTAGAAGCTACAGGTAATGATATTAGTAAGATGATCATTAACCTACCATACAAAGAACCTTCACAAACTCTATTTCAGATGCTCAATTTTGTAAGTGCAACTGCTCAGAAGTTTGCAGATACTACAGAGCAAGTTATTTCTGATGGTGCAAACTATGGACCAGTAGGAACTACAATGGCTTTGTTAGAGGCTAGTAGTAAGTTCTTTAGTGCAATTCATAAGCGACTGCATAAATCTCAGCATAGAGAATTTAGTTTGATAGGTAGGATTAATAATGAATACCTACCAGATGAATCAATGATTGATATTCCATCTAATGCTCTCACTATTTTTAAGAGTGACTTTGATGGTAGAATTGATATTATTCCTGTATCTGATCCTAACATTCCTTCTTCTGCTCACCGTATGATGATGGCACAACTAGCACTTCAGTTGTCTCAATCAGCACCTCCCGGCATGTTCAACGTAGAGGAACTAAATAGGACCATTCTTACAGCAGCTAATCTTCCTAACCTAGATAAGATTATGCCACGTAAACCTGATCCTGAACCTCTTGATCCTGTAAGCGATATTCAAGCAGCGGTTAAGGGAATGCCAATTCAAGCCTTCCCCGGTCAAGATCATCAAGCACATATTCAAATTAAAACTTCTTTTATTCAAGACCCAATGAATGGAGGCAATCCTCTAATGCAAAGGATTGTTCCTATTCTTCAGGCTAATATTCAAGAACATATTATAATGAAATACAAAGAACAAATACTTGGTGTGTCAGAACAACTAATTCAACAGTACGGACCACAGGCAGTAGCTGATGGAATGGTTGATCCTAATGATCCTCGTATCCTTGATCAAGTACAAATGATGGCAGCACAGCAAGTGCAGCAAGCTAATGCAGCAATGGCAGCGCAGCAAATGGCACAGTCACCTGAAGCACAGATGTTAGGACTTGAACAACAGCGTGTTGAAATTGAAAAACAAAAACTTGAAATATCTGCAGCTAAAGAACTTACTTCTTCTGCTTTGAAAAATCGTGAATTAACTTTAGAAGAAGCAGAACTACAATTGAATATGTTCAAAGCTGGCGCTGATATGTCCAGTAAGAAAGTAGAGAAGCAAAAAGACAGAGACACTAAGATGGCGCTTGCTGCTCTTGAAGGTCTTCTTGATTTAGCTAAAACTTCAGAAAACATTAATAGAGATAAGGCACTCAAAGCTGCTGATGTTTTAAGTAAGTTTGTAGACACACAAATGATCAGTAAGGAATAATATGGAATTTTGGGAACAGATGGGTAAAGAGTTAACAGATAAAATTGAGGAAATAAAAAAATCGCTTGCGTATGGAAATGTTTCTAGTTATGATGAATATCGTCAAGCAGTAGGCACTGTTCAAGGATTAGAATGGAGCAGGGAATGCTTGAAAGAAATTATTAATAATAGATTTAAACTAGAAGAGGATTAAGAATGCAAGCGGTACGTATGGATAAAAGTATAGATAATTCTGAATGGTTGACTGATGAAGATAAACTAATTGATAAAGCTACTCTTCCTACTCTACCGGGATATCATATCCTAATACAGCCAGTATCTGTAAAGAAAGAAACTAAAGGAGGAATCATTCTTCCTGATCGTGTAAAAGATGATGTAGCTTATTTAACTACAGTAGGTAAAGTATTAAAATTAGGTGACTTGGCATATCAAGATGAAGTAAAGTTTCCTCAAGGAGCATGGTGTAAAGAAGACGATTACATTTGTTTTGGTAAATTTAATGGACAAAAGTTTGTTTACAAAGGAGCAAAGCTTCTTCTTTTATTTGATGATCAAGTAATTATGCGAGTAGATGATCCAACCAGTTTAGATATTACATATAATTTATCAAATTAATATTTGTATATTTGCATATACATAGTATATGATGTATATATTACAGCGCAATTCGTTAGACTTCGCTACTAACGTAAAACAAGGAGTTAAGCATGAGTGAAGAATGGTCAACAATAGAAGTTAAGGATACTGAAGAAAATCCAAAAGTAGAGATAGAGATTGAAGGGCAGGAAGTAGAAGCTGCTCCTGAAATTGTAACAGAACAATCTACGAATGAAGGTTATACAGAAGAAGAACAACCTAAAGAACTAGAAGGGATTGAAACTCAAGGTGCACAAAAACGCATCAGACAATTAATTAAACAACGTAAAGAACGAGATGAAGAATTAAATACTTTACGACATGAGTTGTCTAATCTTAAACAAACAGTAAAAGAAAAAGATACACAGTTATCTTCTAGTTTAAGAACTTCTATTGATACTAACGAATCTAAGCTTAATTCAACTTTAGAAATAGCTAAAGACGTTTACAAACAAGCAGCAGAATCTGGTGATACAGATCGTATGTTAGCTGCTCAAGAAACTATTAGTAAGACCTATGCAGATATGTCTCAAGTAGAGTCACAGAAAAGAGCATGGGAAGATTATAACAATCATGTGCAAGCTGCAGTTCAAGAAGTACAACAAAATCCTGAAGCAGCACAGCAATATGATCCTAAAGCAGTAGAGTGGGCAAGTAAAAATAGTTGGTTTGGTACTGATAATATTATGACTTCTGCTGCTTTAATGATTGATAACGAACTTAAAGAGGAAGGATATGATCCTTCTGATGATGAGTTTTATGTTAAGGTAGATGAAGTACTACGGCAACGATATCCACACAAGTTTGCTGATAGTGCTACTGAAAACCAAACACCTCGTTTGCAGGATACATCGTCAAATTCTGCTCAAGTGGTAGCTGGTGCATCACGCACACCTAAGACTTCCAAAGCTAAGAACAAAGTCAAGCTTACTCAAGAAGACTTACGACTAGCTGATAAGTGGGGGATATCAATTGAACAGTATGCTGTCGAAAAGCTTAAAGTGGAACAAGCTGATGGCGACTACACAAGTATTTAATATAATAGCGTGGAAGGAAAAATACAATGACACGAGAAAATAACTCACGTAATGCAGAACAAAGAGAAAATTCTGGAGACTATACTTTTAAAGAACCTGATTGGTTAGAGATTCCTGATAGTGTAGCACATCGTTTTAATAATGAAGGTATGACCCTTCGTTGGGTACGAATATCTATTAAAGATAAAGAAGACTATAAAAACATGGGCAAGAAGATGCAAGAAGGTTGGAGTATTGTTCAAGCAGAAGAAGTACCAGAGATGATGCATTCTTCAATCGTGAGAGAAGAGGGACGTTATACAGGAGCAGTCTGTCGTGGAGACTTGGCCTTGGCAAAGATGCCATTACGCCTAGCTGAATCGCGTCGAGAGTTTTATGAGAACAAGAGTAAGGAAGTAGTGGATGCTGTTAATTTGCAATTGATGCGTAATTCAGATTCACGAATGCCTATCTCTAATACAAGTCGCAGTCAAGTTACAACGGGTAGACGGCCTTCTTTTCAAGATTAGTCTTTCGTTGTCAATGTATTTTTATTTAAGGAAAGGAAAAAATTATGACTACAACTGATAGTCCTTTTGGTTTGCGTCCTTCCCGTATGCGTGGTTCTGGTGCTAACACTAATGGCATGAATGATTATCCTGTTTCGACGGGTTATAACACTAACATCTTTACGGGTGATATTGTTAAAAATCAGGGTGGTGTTATTAGGCGTATGTGTCTATCTACTGACCGTGCTATCGGGGTATTTATGGGATGTCGTTATACTGCTGCTAATGGAACACCTACTTGGTCGCCCTATTGGCCCGCAGGTACGGTAACTAGTGATGCACAGGCAATGGTTGTTGACAACCCTTCTGCTAACTATATTATTCAAGCGGATGCTTCGCTTTCTGCAGGAAGCCTTAACAGCTTTAACTTTGACGTTACTTTTGGTGCAGGTAATACTGCAACGGGTATGTCAGGTTTTGCTCTTATGGCTAACTCTGCAACGTCTGTAAGTCGTATGCTACGTATCATTCGATTCGTGGATCAACCCGGTAACAATGTGATTGACTCTTCGGCAGAACGTGCCTTCCCACTTTGCGAAGTGCGATTGGTTCAAAGTGTCGATGATTATCTCACTGTTTCAACTACCTCGTAACGGAAAGGAGTAATTTGTAATGGCTATAAATCGCGCTAATATTGCGAAAGAACTTCTTCCCGGTCTAAATGCTGTATTTGGTTTGGAATATAATGATGTTTCTGCAGAGCATACTGTTCTGTTTGACATTGAAAAATCAGATCGTGCATTTGAGGAAGAGGTTCTGCGGTTCAATTTGATGATGCACGTGAGGGTTATACCGCACGTTACACGAATGAAACCGTTGCTCTTGCCTTTGCTGTAACAGAAGAAGCTATGGAAGACAACCTTTATGACACCTTTGCTAAACTTCGTGCGCGTGGTCTTGCTCGCTCGATGGCAAACACGAAACAAGTTAAGGGTGCCGATATTTTCAACAATGGCTTTAACGCTAACTTCACGGGTGGAGATGGTGTATCACTTTTCAGTGCTGCTCACCCAACCTCCCATGCTGGTAATCAGTCCAATACCTTTGGTGCAACCGATCTTTCGGAAGCCTCTTTGGAAGCTGGCTTGATTCAAATTGCTAAAGCTAAAGATGACCGTGGGATTCTAATTGGAATCACTGCTGAATCTATGCACGTACCTCCTGATCTTAACTTTGTTGCAGATCAGATTTTGAATAGCACGTTGTCTACGACTACGGCAGTTAATGGTGGAAATGGCATTACGAATGTCAATGATATCAATGCAGTTCGTACTCAAGGTGTAGTTCCGAAAGGGTACTTTGTCAATCACCGCTTTACTGATGTAGACGCTTGGTTCCTTCGGACGGATTGCCCGAACGGTGCTAAGATGTTTGATCGTGTACCGCTTCAAACGAAGATGGAACCGGATTTTGATACGGGCAACCTTCGCTTTAAGGCACGTGAACGATTCAGTTTTGGCTGGTCTGACTGGCGTGGCTACTACGGTTCTTCGGGTTAATATCCTTAGAATTGTACACTAACTAAAAGGGGTGAGAGTAAGAGATATTCTTTACTCTTACCCCTTCTTTCTTTATAGCTTATAAGTTATAATGTATTTAGTTTTATTTTATCCTGAAGGATTATGATATGCCAACAAATATAAGACAAGCATTTGTATCTGGAGTTGGTAGACCTGTAGATACAGTTAGTAGTGTTACACTAGCTGATACTCGTATTCGAGGAATATATAGTACAGGAATAGGCCAGTTTCTTATTAAAGGAACTGAGACGGATGAAAATAATAATGTAAAAGGAAACATTATTAAGTATGTCCAAACTACTGCTATTGATGCAAACTATTTAACTTTTGATGAAATTGGTATTAGGATGGTAGGAAAGGTTTCTGTATCTGTTCCTGCTGGTGGTACAGCGGCTATCTTCTATGGCTAGTTATACTTATCTCACCAATGATATAATTCAAGCGTGTGATAATACTGGTACAGAATTTAGCCAGAATATTCCTCGTATGGTTAACCGTGCCGAATTAAAGTTAGTAAAAGACTTAGATGACTATGGTTTAGTTAAGTTTGAAACGGGTAACTTTAGTGCAGGAAATAATTTATTTACCCTTCCTAGTGGTACAATCATTATAAAAAATATTCATTATACTAATACAGCAGGTTCTAAGATTAACTTGCTAATGCGTACTGATGAATACATTAATGATTATTGGCCTGTATCTTCCTCTGTAGGTGAACCACGATACTACGCTCAACGAAACGGTACAACGGTTCTTCTTGCTCCTACACCTAGCGCAGGTTATGCCTCGCATGTAGTATTCGTAGCAAGACCTTCCGCTCTTGGACCTACAAATGTTTCTGCTGCTACTTCAGCTTTATCTGGAACACTCATAGAAAATAACTACTTTAGTGAATTTTGTTATGATGTTTTATTTAATGCATGTATGATAGAAGCTATGTTATTTCAAAAAGATTTTCCTGCAGTACAATTTTATGAGCAACGATATGCTCAAATTCTTCAACTCCATCTCAATCAGGTTCGCAGGACTAGGAGAGATGATATGGAAGCACCAGCAAGTCCTGCAGGTGCAGATAATCCTCTTATTCCCAACGCAAACTAAAGGAGAAATTAAATGAAAAAAAATATTGATAACAGCGGACAAGACTATGTAGCTACGTTTTACCAAGATGGTTTGAAAACTGGCGATCCAGTTAAACGTAAAGGTGGTGGTAAAGTAGCTAAAAAAAATATGGGCGGTCAAATGAAGCAGGGTTATAATGCTCGTAAAGATGAGCAGCTTGGTATGACAATGGGTAAAGAAGCAGATAAAAAAATGTCCATGAAAGGTCGCCGTGATGTAGCTAAAGCTACTCGTAAACCTAAAGGCACGTATGGGTTTTCCTAATGGCTATTTCTCGCGCTAGCCAATCAAAACAAATGACGGGTGGTAAAAAGAAAAAGAAGAAGAAAAAAGAAACACCTAAAGGTTTTAAGGCTGTACAAAAAAGTATAGAGAAAACGGGCAAGAGTGAAGATGCTGCTGCTCGTATTGCGTACAGCATAGGTAAGAAAAAATATGGTAAAGCAGGAATGGCTAAGAAAGCTGCTGCTGGACGTAAAAAATCAAGGAGAGCATAATGCCTAACTTTATGGGTAAGTCTTATTCATACGATGCTAAAGGAATGGCAGACTATGATAAAGCAATGAAAGAGTGTACTGGTAGACCAACAGGTCAAGGATTTGGTGCAGCACGTAAAGGTCCATCAGTTGTAGGACCGGAAGAGAATGTTGTAGTTGACTTTGAACCGGGAAAAGAAATTACTTATAAGGATTAAACCTGATGGCGACTAGTGGAACATATGACTTTTCTATGGATATAGATGAAGTTATTCAAGAAGCCAGTGAGATGATTGGTGGCGAACAAACGCTGGGCAATCAAGCTGCATCTGCTCGTCGTTCTATTAATCTTCTCTTACAAGATTGGCAGAATAGAGGTATTCTTCTTTGGACTGCTGATACTACTGCAGTATCTATAACAGCTAGTGTAACTACATTTGCAATGTCTTCAGCCACTATTGATATTACTGAAGCTGTTCTTAATAGAGATAGTACTGATCTACAGTTAGAACGTATTACAATGGAAGAGTATTTAAAAATTCCTAATAAAACACAAACTGGTAGACCAATGCAGTTTGCTGTTCGTAGGAATAGTTCTAATATAGTAGTACATCTCTGGCCTTTATCTAATGTTAATACTGATAAAGTTAAACTAGAAAAAATTAGTTACATGCAAGATGTTAATAATTCTAGTCAAACTCCAGATATATCTCGTAGATTCTTACCTTGTTTAACGGTAGGTTTATCTTATTATATGTCAATGAAACGTCCCGGTATAGAAGCAGGACGTATTAGTTTTCTTAAACAAGAATATGAGGAAAGGTTGGCACGCGCATTGCATGAGGATAGAGAAAGAGCAAGTGCATACTTCTTGCCTAGAATTAGAGTTTACTAATGGCTAGTACTAAAAATGCTTTAGCTATATGTGATACTTGTGGTTTTCAATATCCTCATAGAGTAATGAGATTAAATAGTTATGGCTTGTTAGTATGTCCTACGGATTTTGAAGGTG